TCACTCCGAGGGCCATGCATCCCTCAATCTTTCTGCATCAGCTGCGTGTCCATCAGCTTTTTTTGCCACTGTTCGATATTCCGTGATGCAGTTTTCGAGTATGTCACTGTTGGCAATGGTGTACTCAACGATGGTTTCTTTGGAGGCACTGGACAAGCGACTGCCTGCAATTTTGAGTTGCTTTGACAAGCTGTCAGCGCTGGACTGAGCAATATCAGCATCAGACTCAATTTGTTTAATTTTGGCATTATAGTTTTGCTCCGCTTTTAACTGTTGTTCAGACCATTGTTTCTCTTTGAGTGCTGCTAAGGCTTTGGCTTTCGCATTTTCAGCTTGCAGAATAATTTCAGTCTGTTTGTATTTCTCGATCTGCCCTGTTTTGTGGTTTAACAGTGCAAGACAAATAAGCAATAAAAAAGCGAGAAGTCCGATTAAGATTTCTCGCCATTTTGAAATAAGTAGGAATAGTGTCATTTTAGAAATAACTCCATTTCAGCTTTGCGACGTTTTACGAGTCCAGCCAAGACACGACCACCAGCCTTGTTCCATTTAGGAAATTCAGCCGCTGCGCCTTTATAGTCCTTAGCATTTAACTTTTTTAGCAAAGTAGATTTGCTAAGATTGCCTTCGCCTAAGTTATAAGTGAATGAGGCTAAAGCATCGAATTGGTTTTGATTAAGCGGTACTTTCACCAAGCGATTGATAGCATTTTCAAATACAAATAAGTCATTGCGAAGATATTCTTCCGCTTGAGATTCAGTGCATGTATCGCCTTTTTTTACACGAACACCATTCGGATATTTAATTGTGCCAAATCCAATGGTCCAAACTCCCACACCGTCGTCATAGGCTTTCAAACGTTTACCTTCAAAGCCTTTGATTAGATTGATTCCTGAGTTACTTGTTTTCATGGCAACTTACCTCCCGAAACTACTGCTTTCCAAATCAACACAAATGTATCGATCGCTTTACCACCTAAATGACCTGCCATGCCTGCAAGTACGCCAATAAGTACCAACGGCATATCCCAATAAATACACAATAGAACTGTGATAATCCCTGCGAATGCAGAGATAATTAACTCACCGAAAAGTCGCATAAATATCTCCTTCAACGGCTTGGGTTCTTTTGACTGATTTAGTCTGCGAATGAAAGCAACCAAGCCTCCAAGCATTGCTAATGCAATCATCCAGCCGTATGTAATAAGACCTGTAACGATCTCTTTTAATGTCTCTTTATCCACAAAACCCCCTATTTTTGGCAATAAAAAAGCACCCGAAGGTGCTAAAACTGAATTGATTCTATTTGTTCAATACTTTCTGAGTCATAAATAAGTTGCCGAGCTATTCGGCTTCTTGAATGACAGTTTGAAACATGCTGAGCTAGCGCAATTCTCAAACCTCTCAATTGCTCTGCATCTAGCGAAACAATTGAATTGTCTTTTAAAGTCCATTCCACATCCGCGCCAAGTTCACTGGCTGTGATGATCCGAGACTGAGAAGTGATATCTGAATCAAAAATATGCCCTAAAAATGAAAAACCGCCATATTCGGCGGTTTCTCTTTCTTCTTTAATCTCAGACCATTTCTGATCCTTAATTTGATCCAATGATCGGGGATCAACCCACTGTTTTAAATCATAATCAAATACATGATAAATTGAGGGTTGTTTCGGTATAGATGCCCACCAACCACGATAATACATATTTGATTGTGGAGGATCCGAAACAGCCAAACAACCAAGTGGCTTATTTAAAGCAATTGTTTCTTTATTTGCATAAATCAATTGCAGCAATTCGCCTCTTCTTGAAATAATAGCTGTCATTTTTTTAGCTCCAACACTGATAATGTTGCTGTTAATACAGATGCATTACCTGTATTCCAAGGTCGAATCATAAGTCCAGCGTCTGATATTGAAGTTGACCAACCCACTCTAATTGAATACTGAACATTTCCAGTATATGCATCATCAATGATTGTAGGTAGCTGAACAGCCCCATTAAACACCGCAACATCGTTTGTGGTTTCACTTGAAGATGCGACACGACCTATGAAAATTGGTGAGCCATTCCTATATAAAACAACACCACAATACATAGTTTTTGGGGCATTGCTCACGGTAGATCCATTTGATCTCCATGCAGATGCACAAACATTATCCACATAAACATAGCCACTAATTTGGCATTTCCCTCCACTTCTGTTTAAAGATAAAGAGATGATGTCTCCAAAATAGTTTGATGTATCAAGAATTACTGCATCGCCACCAGTAAATACAGTTGCACTTCTCTGAGTATTTTTTGGGATTGGTGTGACAAGTTTGATTCCAACTGGCACCGTTACTGCATTGTCTTTGATCTTCAGAGTATCTACCGCAAGATTTGCAATTTTCCCCTCAGTAACAGCTAAATTATCAATTTGACCAGTCTTCACAGCCAGGTTATCAATATGTGAGGTCTTAACAGATTGGTAATCCATGAATACTGATTTCAAGTATGCGGCAACAGGAAATACTGTACCTGTGACTGGATCGGTAAATGGTGTGGTTCGGAATATAAATGGGTAATACCCGACACTATCTCCGCGTCCAATAGCCAATGAGTCAACATCAAAAATATACTGCCCCTCTACACCATCATTAGCACCTCCCCACCCAATAACTTTGCCATTCACATCAATTTTAGTAAATTTTTGTGCGTACAAACCATTGGTTGATTCAGCAACTTCTTGAATCGAAGCTGCATTGTCTCCAACCTTTGTTTGAAGCGTTTCAGTCAATTTAACATTGGCTGATACTGCATCGGCCGTTGCTTTAATCTGTTGTTGATATAAAGCATCGTTCTGGTTCATTTGGGCAGTAACTTGGTCAGTGCGAATAGACTGTGCTAAATCTCCCTCTATTCGTGCTGATTGTTCTGACCAAACACCTGCATAACTGCCAGAATTACCAATGAGATCAGATTCTGAACCAATCAGTGGTGGATTGATTTGAGCATATACACCATCAACCTTAGTTGTTGTTGCTGTCAATTTATTGTCAACATCAGCAACTTTTGAGTCAACAGTACTCAATGCACCCGTTGTCGCATAATTGCCTAGCTTCACTTCTACAGCGTCAACCTTCGATACAGCAGAACTTGCATTAGTCACAGCCACATCAGCTTTTGATAAAGCACTTGCAGAATTAGTTAGTGCATTATCAGCTGTACTTTTTGCCGAAGTTGCAGTTGCATTGGCTTGTTGCGCCATTGATGCTGCTGCACTTGAATCAGTAACTGCAGTATTTGCTTTGCTTAATGCACTGGCTGCATTAGTTTTTGCAGTCGATGCATCAGATTCAGCAACATCAACACGGCTATCTAATGCCTCAATAGAACTACTGTTTGCTGTTGATTGTGTTACAGCGGTTTCAGCTTTTTGCTGTACTGAAGATAAGGCTGAATTATTGCTAGAAATATAGTTATTTAGAGCAACCGTATTCGCTTTATCCCCATCAACACGAGCCTGAACTTCTTGCTGTGCTAATGCTTGTACATCATTGATCTGTGCAACTGTTGTATCAACTCGTTTACTAAGGGCTAGATCACCTTCAATCATTGCTGATTGGAGTGACCAAGTCCCAGCAAAACCTTGATCATTGCCGATCAAATCAGAAGTGGACCCAATTAATGGAGGATTCAGCTGAGCATAAACACCATCTGTTTTTTCAGCAGTCAGTTTTAATTCATCAGCAACAACCTTGATACTTGATTGTGCTGCTGCTAAACCTTGATCACTTGATTTTTTGACTGTATCTACAACCTCTAAAACAGCATCATCGCCTGCTTTAATTTGCTTTGTTAATCCATCTTCCAACGTGCTAATTGCAGTTTTTCGATCCTGTATTTCAGTATTGATCTTAGTGGTTGTTGAATTGATTGATTCAATACGCTCAGTCCGTTCAATCGCTAAATCATCATTTGCTTTTTGAGCTGACTCTTTCGCTTGCTGTACAGAAGTCTTAAGCCCTGAAATATCAGTATCAATATTTTCAATGTGATCAATCTTGGTCTGTAAGTCTTTATGCAATTGGCTTTCAGTGATTTGCTCATTCAATAGTTCAAGTACATCTGAAGCATCTGCAGAAGTCACACCACTGACCCATTCAGACCAATCGCCAATATTACCAATGCGATCAATCAAACGTCCGCGATAAAACTGGCGTAAATTTGGTTGCATCCCTTGAATGGTGTGAACAGTAGTCGGATAAGCAAACAAACCCAGTTGAGCAATGTTTGAGGTGCTGTCTGGTGAAACTTCAATTTCTGTATATGCAGTATCAAGTGCACCAACTGCTGGAAACAACCATGTTAATTTCATGCCAAATAAAATACCTTCAGCATGGATATTGGCTAGTTTTGGCGGTTTTCCTTGCTTGCCTTTTAACTCTGTCAGAACTGAATAGGTCGGCAAAGATGAAATATCAAAAGCACTGATTGCAAATACGCGTGCTTCATATTGCCCTGCGTAAATCCCAGCCACCTCAGCTGAGTTGCTTCCAGTTAATGGTAGTTTTAACCATGTGCCGTTATCTTTACGCCATTCCACTTGATACTTGGTGGCATCTTTGGCTTGAGGCCAACTGATCACCATGGTTTCAACAGACATTCCTTGCTGAACCATTTGCTCACTGGAAATGCTGACTGATTCAACAGGATCTTGAGTTGTAGGATTGATGATAGAGATCGGGCGATCATCAATAAATGCACCATGATCAATGGCATCAAATTTAGAATCAGCATGTTGTAGAGCGGTGATGGTAAATTGGTGTGGCTCATCTTGTGAGATTGAAACTACACGAAATTTCATCGTTGCTAAATCTTGTGCATCAATCACCCATACATTTTGTGGGGCAACACTATCAAATGCTGATACTACAGTAACAACTCGACCAGCAATACTTGATACAACTCGTGCTTGTGCCTTTCCATTCTCGCCATTAACAACTAGACGGTCACCAGCTCGGCATACAACATCATCACGATCTAAGGTGATTTGTTTTAAATCAGCACTGACTGAAGAAATACGCCCACCATTTGCACGACCAGCTAACAACTCATCAGCAAGTTCAATCACTTTACCTGGTAATGGAATATAGCCATCCAACCCAACTTTAAATGTGACAGTGCGAGTTTCAAGTTGTTCTGTTTTTAAAGCCCATTGGCCAGTACGTTGTGCTTGCCCTTCTGATGTACAGCCCCATGCTTCTAGTTCTAATAAGCGTACTGCTTTAGCCTCTGCAATTGATTTTTCATCACGCACAAAAACATATTCAGTCTTATAGCGATTTTGCGGATTATCCCAAGCCACTTTGACTGCATTATGCCGATCACGTGCACGCGTACCGGTGTAATTAATTCCAAGAACACCATCAATAATATTGGCAGATGTGTATGTAAAAATAGCATCTTGAGGTAAATCAGCCTCACATACGATCGATGCACCATCCCAATAACTGATTGCACGAAATAAACCTGCAAGTTTGCTTAAAATATCGAAAGCAGATTCGGCACTTTGAATATACACATTACAAGTGAACCGTGGCTCTTGACCACCTTTGCCATTCGGTACCAGCTGATCACAATATTGTGCTAAACGATATAAAGACCATTTATCAATCATTTGCTCAGTTAAACGGTTGCCAAGTGCATATCGCTTATTGGTACATAAATCGTAGTAAATCCAAGCTGGATTATTACTATAAGCACGCTTAAATAGACCATCCCATATCCCGATGTAGGTCCGGCTTACTGGATCATAGTTGTTTGGTACTTTGATCTTTACACCCTTTAGATCAACAGCAATTTTGGCAATATTCGAGAATGTTTCAGCATCATATTGCACGCCAATCAATGCAGTATTTGGGTAAGCAAGCTTAAGATCCACAACTTCAGTAATGGCTTGAATATACATCTTATCGCTGACATATTCAGAGCTTGAATTCGGTGTTTTACGTGTGACTCGAATCAACCAATTATTATTGGCTTTTGGTAAGCCGATACGATGGGTACGTTCATAATTTGCTGAAGTTTTTCCTGACATTTGAGTATCAAGCATTAACTCCCATGATCCCCCATCAGTCTGCACTTCAATCGAGTAATCAATAACAATGCCTGAAACATCGCCATTACTTGGATCTTGTTGTTTTAAAGCCCCAAAGCGCACTCTTACAATCACGGCATCAAGATTAAGATTGGTAATCCCTTTAACCCAAGGCGTATCACTTTTAAGTTCAACACCCACAGCAGTTTCAGAAGCAATGCTTTCAAAACCTTCCATGTATGCCTGATCATTGGTACCTGAGCGAAAATCTAGAGTGACATCTTGAAAGTTTCTTGCACCACTATCGTTTTCAACTGGTGTGTCATCAAGGAAGATTGACTTAAAACCGTTTGCTAATCCCTCAACTTCTCCTTCACTCATGCCATACTGTAAACGTGCATAGGTTTTTGAAGCGGTTGTATCATTTGCAACTTTTGGTTGTCTTTGGTTTTTGCTACCGCCTTTTGCGCCTTTTACTGTTTTAAGCATACTTTTTCCCACACAATAAAAAAGCGCTTAATGCGCTTATATTCTTAAATTATTTCTTTCCACCGCTGCTGCCACCGCCTGTAAAACCAGCATCTGCAGAACTAAAAGTATCTACTGCAAATTGACCAGCATTTACAATGAATCCACCGACTTCACGCTGACCATAAAGAATCGGAACTGGATTGCCTTGTGCGATTGTGGTGACTGCTCCACCAAATCCAAAGTTAGACTTATTTCCATCTTGGTTTTGATCTTGTGCATCAACTTTTGGGGTAAGCATTTGTGCAATACCACCAATGGACATTCCAATACCTGCACCAATCAATGCTGCACCATAAGGAGTTGTTGCTCCAAAAGTAAAATAGCCAGCAACTATCAACACAACCCCTAAAACTAAATTTAGAACCCCACTGTCACCGCCAGCCCCAATGACTTTAGGCACGATCTTGATAACTTTGGCGCCAGTCTCAAAATCAATCTGATCCTCAGAGATATTTTCATCATCTTGGAAAACAGCAAAGGTAAGTCCCTGTTCATGAGCGGTTAGCATGAATTGTTCAAAGCCGGGCACTTGGACTGATAGCGCTTTTACAGCTTCACGGGTGCTTTCAACAGCAAGCTTAAATTCCTTACCAAACTTCTTTCCGAGTACGCCATACAATTTGATCGTTTTAAGCATTCTTATGCCTCACAATTTTGACAACACGCTCTTGCCATTGTTGTCCAAAGATTTCACGCACTGACTTTCGACCATAAGGATGATGTAGGATTAATGGTCCACCAAAACAACTCGTGCTTTCTTCTGACTTTAATTGCCACTGATCACCCAACCAAATCACAGCATGATTCGGGTGTTCTGTACGGCCAACATTACACACCAACATGTCACCATACTGAGGTTCTCTGACTTCATAAAATCCAGCTGCGTCTAAGTTTTCGAGATAAAGGGATTTGTGACTTTTATCACTCCACCAATCATCTTTACGTTCGAAATCAATCAACTGAATACCTAACTCACGATTATAAAAATCACGAATTATTGAATAGCAATCTTGATATCCATGATGATAATCACGACCAATGAGTGGTGCTTTATAGCCACATGGCTTATAGACTTGGAAATCTACTTCGGGCCAAGCACAGATCACCCATGGTATTTCATGAAGTTCAATTTGTAATAAATCTAAATCAGAAGCACGTGCTGTAGCATTTGGATGTGAATGTACATAAGCTTGAATCTCACCTTGATCTTCAGCATTCGCCAAGTCTTCATGATGAATTTGAAACTGACCTTTTTCAGCGACATTGCGACAAGGTATATACGTACCAGAAACAATAACCCCGCAACATTCTGCGGGGAAACATTGTTCAGCATGAGATAAAATCGCTGCTTTGAGTTTTTTATTTAATTTCATTTTTACACCATTGAAGATGCAGGGAATCCACCAAAATGAAGCTCGTTCTCTCGGCAACGACAGCCTGATGTTCGGTAGTTACATCGATCTAAAGCTGGATTGTCTGTCGATTCATCTTTTTCAGTAAACATTGCAGAACCGATATATCCGCACTCTTCACTTCGATATTCCCAGTTGCAGTAGTTTGAGATTTGCCGCGTAGGAATTTTTAGCCCTTCGAAATCCACTGGATTAGAAAGTTCAAACGTCACTTGCTGAGCATTTTCAGAAGTCTTTTGTTCAATGAACCAAATCTGCTCGCGCTTTTCACTTGGATTAGCCGTGGCATTACCAGCACTAAAGTTTTCAGCATCGAGATATTTGGCTAATGTGGTAATGACTTTGATCTTTGCACCAGCAAAATCACCAAACTGTAAACAATATGCAGTTACCGCACCTTGAATACCTTTAATATTGTTGGCCATACTTAAAGTCGGAGCAGAAGCCTTACCATCACTTCGCATTTCTAAGCCTGATACTTGCAACGCCATTGGCTCAAAAGTCTGACCATTAAAGATAATATTGCGATGCCAGACTTTCTCATCACCAATATCAAATACTTTACCTATTAAACCTGTATCAGAACCCATCAAGCCATCTGACCCAATCGAGCTGTAAATCTTTTCCCAGTCTTCATAAGAAATATGACCATGGAAACGTAAAATGCCAGCACCTAAAGCGCTGGCATCTAATTCAAATAGTGTAATTAACCCATTAATATACAGCTTTTGAAAATCACTGTTCAGAGTCATCTTTCAATGCCTCCGCTACAGCTTGAGCCAAGTTAGTTGGTTGAAAATCTGCAGGTGTTTTTGAAATTTCAATTTCAGGTTGCGGTAATGCTTTTAATCGAATGTCGATCCAACGCCCTGTTGGAATATCACGAGGTTTTTCAAGGTTCGGAACAATATCACCCGTTTCTTCATCAAACTTTTTTGCAAAGGTTTTAACTTCTATGGTGTTATCTTCAAGTTGTTGATACTGCACGGCTACCAATACATTACCATTTGCATCTTTTGGCATTTCGATATACCACCCATCATCCGAAAAACCTTCTGTATTTTTAATCAGGTAATGACCCACATCCACTTTTTCAAATGTAGGTTCTTGTTCTAACGCTTCATCATTTGCTGCAATTTTATCAGCAAATAATTGAACAACTGGTGATGCTGCTTTGATGAAACCATTTGAATCTATTGTTGTATTATGACTATTTCTAATTATTGCCTCACTTGACCATACATCACCTGATTTAATCCTTGCTTGGAGGGTAGCAAGATTAATGTTTCCCATTGGAACTCCTATTTGCCAAGAATACCTGGAGTCATTTGAGTGATTTATATGTATGAATGCGCAATAATTCATACCATTTTCAAGCCCTGAATGATAAAGCCCGTTATGGATTAAATTATTTGGTTGTGATGTACTTGTAGATAATCCACCCAACCCAAACGCTCCAACTTCCATCACATTTCCAGCGGCTGTACCAATCAATCGACTTGCTGCATGAGTATTATTGGTGAAGTTTTCATTCATCTTAGTGGCAAATGATCGAAAGGTATCACCACCTGCGCCACTCGGTGCTGTGCCTAAATTTCCTGTTTGAATAGTCATATTTTTCTCACTAAAAAGCCCCAGCTAGTGGGGCGTGAAGTTAATTAGATTTAAGGGTAAAAAACTTGGGTGAAGGTTGTTGAGATTTGCCAAACATCTCCACCAATATTCGTTAATTTGTAATTCACATCAGATTTAACTCGAACCTCTCCATCCAAAGGAGCATTCCAAAGAAATGAGTCTGACCCTTTGTGTTTGTCTAAGAAATCTTTAATTTGTTTAATTTCAGATGAGTAAGCAGTTCGACTATAAGCCCATTGCCCTTTTCGATTATTAATTCCAACACTTACATGTTGCTCATATCCATCACCAAATTTAGATGAAAGTATGTTGAAGTCTTGAGTCGCTGAATTACCATCAACACTATTTTCCCATATAAATTTTTCATTGCTCATAAATTTCGTCCAATAAAAAACCCACTCACCTGAGTGGGTTTTAAGTTTAATGCTGAATAAGTATTTAAATATTAATCACTTGATGATCTTAAAATAAAGCTAAAATCTGCAGTTGTTTTGATAAGTTGAGGCTTTCCATTGATAACTAAAGGCTTAAAACTTGCCTTTTTGAAAAATTCGCTTAAAACATATTCATCTAAAGCCGGGATTCCAGTGCTTTTAACAACCTTAACTTTGGTTAATTTACCTTTTCCATTAGCCTCTACACTCAATGTTATAGTTCTATTACTTCCTTTTAAGTCAGTATTTTTAAAATTAAATTCTGGATACTCAGCATATTCCGGAACTCTTGATACACTTAATTCAACTGGTTGAGTTAAGCGAATAGGAAAATTTTCGATTTTATCATTTGGATATTTTGCAAATATTTTTGCTTTTTTAAAGACCTCAATTATCTTGTTGTCTAGATCCTGAAGTCCACTGCTTTTATTAATTTCAGCAACCTTAACAAAACCATTAACATCCGTCTCAATCCTCACCACAAGATATCTATCATAACCTTTCAACTCATCATTATTGATTCTAAATATCGGTTTTTTCACCCATTTTATAATCATATTTTCATCTACAGTTCTTGGCTCAACTCGAGCTTGAGAATCTGCTCCAAAACAAAAACTGGAAACCAATAAGCAGAAAATTATAAATAAGCTTTTCATGATATATCTCTAGTATTTAGCTCAAAATACTAATTTTTATGCCAAAAAGAAACCTCCCGAGGGAGGTTTGTTAAATTACCACGCTGGCGCATTAAACCATTTAGGATTCACACCTATTCGATGACCTGATGATAAATTAATTGTCCTACAGAGTGAATCAACCAATGGCTGACCGCGTTTAGTCCGAAAATCAAAGTCAGCGCTAACTTTTCTAGCCAATGAATTAGATTTTAAGATGTAGCTGGCATAATTGTTGATAAACAATGGATCTATTAGCTCTAAAGCCTTCCAAACATTGTCCATAGCGCCATTCTGAGCAAGAATTGCCTCTGTCATTTGGCGTATCAACTCATAATCATCTTTATCAAACAACGAGCCCTGTTTTTCCGTCTGACTATACAAAGCAATCAAGTAGTGAACATATTCCACAGCGACTGGTATTTCATCATAAGGAATCTCATCAATGTGTTTTACGTTGAAACGCTGATGAACGAGTTTGTATGCATCACTGTAATTTAAGTGTTTAGTCTTAGCCACAAGAAGATTTACAGCATTGGTTAGGGGTTCGCGTTCTTCTTTGTGAGTTTTAGCAATTGGATTTCCAACTTCTTTATCAAGAATGTCGAGTACCCATTTGCGGAATTGCTTGGCAATATCTGTTTTGGAAAACATTGCGATTAAGTGGCAGCCACGAAGTGAAAAGATGCGGATCGTTTTAGTTAAATTTTTGCTTTTCTTCGAGACACTCAAATTGAGGGTCTCGACAGAATCATTGATACTTAAATTGAGGGTCGTTGTCATTGATGAATTAAACTCATCCTGATTACGCTCATAAACCTGAGTCACTGCATCCGATTTTGCATAACCAAGGGCTTTAGCCAACTCGGTTGCAGTTAGCCAAATTTGGCCATTCTGCTCCACTGGTGAAAAATTTACATCGTTAAAACTTAGTGTTAAACTTGTCATGTGTTTACATCCTTAAGTGATGGCAACTAAACCTTGTATTGATTGGTAGTCTGGCAAGGTTTTTTTGTGCCTATTGATTTCATGCTTTCGCACTCTCTATTTCATTTTTCATTTGCTTAACCGCATGGTTAATTAAATAATTCACTGGTCTTTCATACTCCTGACCAAGCTCTTTAAGCCAATCCATTAATTCAGGTTCAATTCGAAGATTGTACTGAATCTTGGTTCGCTCACCTTTTGGTTTTGTGGGTAGTTCCATATCAAACTCCTATGATGGGTGATCTTAACAATAATAGCCACTGGCTATATCTGGATAATAATACCCATTGGCTAGGATTGTCAATATGCACTGGCTACTATTATTATGTTTTTTATTTGCGGTATATGGTCATAATGAGTAGCAAACACTTAAATGCACAATACAATTTGCGCTGGCCCGATGAATTAAAAGAAAAAATAGCTCAATCAGCTAAAAAACATAACCGTTCAATGAATGCTGACATTGTTGCTCGGCTGGAGCAGTCTTTAGCTAATGAGGAACTGCCTACAATTACTCAAGCTGACAAAGACTATTTGACTAAAATCCAATCAATCGAAGAAAAGCTAGATATGATTATTAACAATACAGATGTATTAAAAAAAGCACCTTAGGGTGCTTTTATTTAGACTTTAATTAGCATTTGTTCTATTAATACAAGCATGGTACATTTTATTTCTAAAATCGGTAACCGCTTTCTCTTGATTCTCTTCAACACTATAGCGTGGTTCAGCATATGCATCGTTTACAATTGCTTGAACCAAACCTTTCATTTGTTCATCTTCAATATTATTAGCTATCGACATACTATCAACCATAGCCATGCCTGTTTGTCTATTCACCATAATTGATTTAGAAAGATCATCAATGACCTTGCAAAAATCTGAATTGCTAACTATATCTTTGTGCTCTTCTTTTTTTGTACATGCTGTTAAAAATAGAACAGAAATAGTTAACGTGAAAAATATCATTTTCATACTAATTACTCATATCTTTAATAGCATCATCCAAGTACCAATCTTTTGCAAATGTATTCAAATCTTCCATCTGTTTATTCATAACACCAAACCAGCCGCCATCCCACACCCCATATGCGTGCTCACCATTTAACAGATAAACATTTTCAGGCATAGTTCGCAATGTATAAACAGGATTCTGCAACCCATATTCCTTGCCAAGGTTTTGGAAAAAATCACCATTAAAATAGAACTTATCTTTACCCTTGTAACCAAGATATACTTTATTAAACTGCTTATCTTTGATTTTTTCAGCAAACTGCAACATTACTCGATTGACGTCAAGAGAACTATTTTCTCCAGTCATACTGCGAAAATCATATTTAAGTTCAGTTGGATTTAAAAACCATTTGTAATGAACCCAAACCCTAACACCTTTATTTCTAGGATCTTCTTTTAGTACAGAACTCATATGGCGTTGAAGATTAATATAATTAAATGCCGCAACAATACATACTATTACAAGAATACTTAAAATAATTTTAACAATGTTTTTCATAATGTTATTCACCCTTACCCCAATTTATCCCTGAAACAGTGAAGCTGAATTGTTTCTTTCCTTCTTGATAAAAAGGCAACTCAATGATTAATTTTTTAGATTTTTTTAGTGACTTGATAAAGGTATCAACATCATAATCATTTGATATAAACAACACATCACCAGAATAATCTGTTGTGGCACTAAGCTCAATATTTTGAATATGACCATCATCAAACTTTACAGATGCAAAACAGCTCTCAGAAATCGTATCACATGAATATTGCCCATCATTAATTGTGAACATTATTTCTGTTGGTTCTGTCGCCCTCTTTCTTAAAGTTATATCAAGATACGATCCTCCATTATAGGGGAAATCAAATTGCACTCGATTGTCTGAGGAAATGGAGGCAAATTTAGTTATTATGCCCCTCATATCATCATTTTTTTGATTGTAATTCCAGTTAGAGGTTGGTTCAGGCGTGATAATCTCTGGCTTAATTTCAGGACTAGGTTTAGCTATGCTTACAACATCACTTTGACTACTCTCCTTTATTTCTGCATTATTATTAATCTCAATGGCTTTATTTTTATCTGAACAACCATTTAATAAGACACAAAAACCCATCAATGAAGCTAAAATCAATTTATTCATTTAAATGACCATTGTTATAAAGTGTAATCAATGTAACAAAGAGTAAAGAAAAAGTGAAGATTTAGTGAACTAAAATTAGAACCCAGCTAAGTGGGTTTTATTTATAATTATCTTCAAGTTTGTAGCATGCCAAAGTCCAATCATTAGAAAACTCTTGAGCTTCTCTTTCTTGATTTTCTTTAGTGTCGTATTTCGGCTCTTCATAAGCAGAAATTACAATTTTTTTTAAAATCTGTGTTGCTTTCGAGCCTTGTCTCTCTGTCTTAGCTATTTCATTAATTATTCCCATTTCTTTAGATAATGGAGCGCCTTGCTGTCTTGATAGCATGGTTTGATACGAAATTCTTTCAATCATGTCGCAAAATTGGCTTGCAATAGCATTGCTGGAAATTGAGCTAAAACCCAAAACACCAATCAGTAATAATTTTTTCATTCTAAAGCACTCCTTGAAGTGCTTATAAAATATCAATTAAAAAAGAAAAAAGCCACAGGAGTGGCTTTTAAGCTTTCTTTTATTTCAAGGACCTTTCACAATATGGCGATGCATTTTTTAACAATGGATCAGGAGTAAAAGCAAAGGTTGCACCCATATAATAATCGGCTTTCAGTGCTAACTTCTCGCCTGATTTGGATATAATCTTTAATTTAAGATTGTTTTGATTATAAACAACATTATCTACAACCTTTATCTTGTCTAGTATGTCCTTACCATTGTAGCTTTGACACATAAGACCCGTACCATCATCATTAAATTTAATAGTCACCAGCCAAGGTCCCCCACTACCTGACCAGTATCCTGATAAGTCCGTGGGCTTAGGGGTTATTGAGCTGAATTGACCACTTAATAAATCGTTATTCATAGCACAGCCACTCAGAGTAAAGCCAAAGCACAAAGCGCCAATCGGTAGTAATTTTTTCATATAAATCCCATAGTTCGTTTTACAGAAAAATAGCACTTGAAAGAATAAAAAGCTACCTAAGTAGCTTAACCTTTATTCTTGATTGCTCTAGCCAATGGGTAGCCTTGCTTTAAATTCCTTTGTATCCCTTTATCCACCCCATCATCAATTTTTTTATCCATCATTTTTCCAATTTGCACCAATAAATCACCGTTTGGTGCAGTTGATGTTTCAACTGTTTCATTGGAATAATTATTGATGGTGATATTTGGCTGCAATGCTACATTTGCTCTGGCTTGACTAATTGCATCATATTGTCTCCCCTGATTATAGGAATTACCAACAACCCCACCATCTGAATAACCGCCATTTTTGCGTAGCTTTTCAACATTACCAACCCCGCCCCATCTAGCGATATCTTCTTGAGAGAATACCACTTCACCCTTGTGAACAATACCTGCTGGATCATACTTACCACCAGCCCCTGTGTAACCACCATTTGAGAATCCTGCGATGGTTTGAGCGGCAATCAATCCAACCGAAGCATAACCAACTCCACGGATCACCGCAGCTGCGGGCATTCCAAAAATACCAGTTTGAGCAGTAGTTGCCCCGGCTGCTAACTCTGTATTGATAATCTGCTGAGCAATTGCCATTGATTGTTGCGCTAAAAACATTGCCCTAAATGTCTTGGAATTTTCACCCTTAGCATCCTTAATCAACTGAGTCATATCAGACCAAACAACCGATGTCTGTGAAAGCATTTGACCATAAAAAGCAAGCTGATTCTGGTTATCGGCTTTAACTGCTTCAACCGACTTTACAGAATACTCCTTTTGAAGTTGCTCTTTTGCTGATTGGAATACTTTCTCAGCATCAAGCCTTTCTTGATGGGATGTATCCTCAGCATTCTTTACAGCATCAAGTCTTTCTTGTAGTTGCTTTAATGTGTTGTCTCTCTCCTCGTTAAGTTTGCTTAATTCGGTTTTTTGCCCAGACCTAGCGCTAGTAAGCTGTTGTATTCCGGTTATAGCCTCAAGCCCACCTCCTAGCATTTTAAATGTTTTGGAGTCCTCACCTCTACCATTCTTAGCCATATTAACTGCTGTCTGCATTATTCCTTGGCTTTGAAGGAGTAGCCTACTATAAGCTTTGAGCTTCTCAAGGTCCGAATCCTTGTCTGTATAAGGCGTATTTGGCAAGAATTGATTTTTGGTTCTTGATGTATGATTATCATCAATCCCAACACCACCCCGAATGTAGCTAGCGTTATAAGCCTTTAAATACTCAGCATCATAACCTTTGGCTTTAGCATTTAACTCAATTTCCCTTCTTTCGAGTTGGTACTTTTGTTTAATTGCATCAGCCTCAAGCATTAATACTCTTTTATGCTCAAAAAGTGCGCTTTCTCTGACTAGCTTGGTTTTCTTTATTTCATAATCATAAAGATCATCATAAGCCTTTTTACGAAGTGCTTTTACATCGTCGCTATACTTGCCCTCTGAATCTAAACTAAATTTAGCTGAATCACGCTGATAGATTAGCTTTTGATCCTCGGTATATTTATAGCCATTGAGCTCATAATCTTGTTGGAGTTTAGCCAACTTATCTTGGGCATCGTAGCGTTCTTTGATTTTTGGGAGTAAATCTAGCTGCCCCAACACAGTCGCTTCATTAATTGCTTCTTCTCTCGCTTTGGAGCGTGTAATTGCTTCAGTATCATACTTAGCTTGAAGTTGCTTAATTTCATCTTCTGTTTTGGCGCGAGCTTTAAAAGCTTCATCTTCAAACTTAGATAAATCTTTAATCGAACTCATTACATTTTCAGGATTTGCACCTAAAATTTTACTAATTTGATTAAAATAATTATCTTGTTTAGAAAGATGTTGTGAAGCTTTATCTTTACCTAACTTTTTGCCGTTGTAGTCCCATCCAATAAAGTTTTGACCAACAATTTTTTCTAGCTCTCGATAACTAAGATTGTCATCGTTTAAGGCGTTCTTAGTTTTCCCATAACTTTTTCCAGTTGCAATTTCCTGCATCAAGAATTTAGCCATTGCATCTAAAGCATCTTGAGATTGTTGAATCTTGCCGTTCTTATCAAGAACACCTTGCCCTTGTAAAAACTGCATGAGTTGAGTTGAACGACCTTTCTGCCAAGAGATAAAGCCAGTATTTGTATAGCCGTTATTCGCATCCTTGTGACTTCCAAACATATCACTGTTACGAAAATCATTTTCACGGCCAACTTGAGCTGTCATTACGCGGGCTTGTTTATCACCTAAACCTGCATTACGAAAGGATTGATAAACTCGAAGCATATTACGAGTCTGTTCATTATTCCCCGCAAGTAATACAGCTTGTTTGGCTTGCAGTTTTTGTTGAGCCTCCATTTCTTTGGTTCGATCTTTTTCGGATTTAGTCTGCTTATCATCTAAGTCTTGAATTTGCTGTTTAATAGCCAAATCTTTGACCATAAAAGCAAATGTACCCATATCAACAGGCTGACCTTTACCAAGTAAACCTTGTGATTCTTTTAGCTTCACATACGCTTCAGCATATTCTTTTGTTATGCCTTTGGCTCTAAGTGCTAAAATTTCACTGTTACTAGAAATACTACTCAAAGAATCATTGATAAACTTCTGAATCTCGGCACTTAAATCCTTAACTTTTGCAGCAGTATTGATAGATTCTTTCGCAATATCATTAACACCTTTTGAGGCGTTAGTTGCTTTATTTCCTGCAAGTTCAGCATCGATTCCAAACACTTTTAAGGCTTCTTGCACTCTTTGAACTACGGGTAGCTTTTCGCGATAAAGATCATTATCTTTTTGCAGTTGCTTAAGTTGGTCTGGAGAAATAAAGTCAAGTTTATTCAGTTCTTTAAGTGCTTCCTCTTGACTCATTATCCCTTGTCGAACTTTATTGGAAATCTCAACAATTTGAAGATTACCCCTATAAGCATTTTGAAGTTCAATGATGTGAGCATTAAATAAATAGTTTAGATCTTTTAACTCTTTATTTTGTCCTTTGAATGCGTCTTGAAGATCTGCCTTAGCTCCTTTCTTTTGAACACCTTGTAAAGCCAGTAACTCTTGTTTGGTTCTACTTGCAATTTCAGTCTGTTCTTCAAGTTTCTTATTGGCTTCTGCTGTACTGTCACGCATCAGTAAATATCCAGCAGCGACTGCTGCAATTGATATACCGATACCAACAGGGCCAGTCATCACGCCCAATATTCTTGAACCAATACCCAAAGTTGCTGTTGCGGCCGCGGCGGATCTTGTTCTAGCCGCTGCTAAAGCATTTTCAGTAGCTGTTAATTCTACATTGATGGCTGCTTGCTGTTGACGCAATAACCCCATTCTCAATTCAGAATTAATCGCACCTTGATCTGAAATTTGCTTTTTCTTTCGTGCCAACTCAAGTTTTAACTCTTCTACAAGTTGAGCTCGTGTTGCTTGAAGATTTACTAATTTAGCTTCTGCACCAGCCAACTCTTGTGCTGCTGCTGCTTTTTCAGCTTGTACTGCAGCATATTGAATGACAGTTTGTTCAACAAGTTGCTTAATTTTTCCATAGCCTGCCATTGTGCTTGTATAAAGTGCTGGAATATAAGTTCCAACCCAATAAGCACCACCGATCATAGCTATGTTTGTTACTGTATTTAAGTTTTCTGCAAGTGAGCTGAGGGAACCAGAAATTGCAGATGCAGCACCTGTTGCTTGCCCTGATTCTCCAACAAACTTAGTAACAGCATTAGACAACTGAGTGAAAGATTGTCCGATGGTGAAATTAGTTTTTCCAAAATCTTCTTCAATTAAACCTGACATTTTTTCAATTGCTTGAACCATTTTGTCAGTAGTCAATAATCCTTGAGAAGACATTTCTTTCAATTCAGCACGAGTTACACCTAAGCCTTTCGCAAACACTTCCATTAAGTAGCCAGCGTTTTCACTCATCGAAACGAACTCATCACCATTTAAAGAGGATTTATCGAAAGACTGGCCTAATTGGTATAAAGCGGCACTGGCTGCTTGAGCACTCGAACCTGAGTTACTAATTGATTTGGAAATAGACTCTGTGATCTTGGCAACTTTCTCTTGGCTTAAACCCAATTTTTCGCTGTTGTATTGGATCTTTTGATAGATGGTTGCAGTACCACCCCAAGCCGCACCAGATCGTTGAGCAATATCAAATGTATCTTGCATTGCCACATTTAAGGCTTTCTGACTCGTAGTTACTAGGCGCAATCGGTTGTTAAGATTAGTCCAATCATCCATCTTAGCGATCGCAGTACCAACAGTCACAACTCCTGCCAAATACCCTGCCAACTGACGTGCTGCCACTGACATAGAGTTCATTGAAGTAGTTGCGTAATTACCAGTGCGTTCGATACTTTGTAGCTCTCGATCTAATGCACGTGCATTACGTGCTGCTTGTTCTGAGCTAATTTCAATAATGAGTGTGCTGCGTTGTTCAGCCATGGCTTTTCCTTTAGGCGTAAAAAAGCGCCTAAGGGCGCATTGCGGACAATAAAAAACCGACCATTTGTAGGTCGGTTTAGTTAAAAAATTTAAAAATCCTTAGCAGTATTTCAATGTAAAAATTAGCTATTAGAAACCCAATAAATAATACAAACGGATATTGCAGAACTGGAAATTTTCCAATCATATACAATGTTAAAACAGCCAAAGCAACGCAAACCAGAATGCAAAATATTACTATTAAAAAAACTATTGGGTGATTTACTAAAACATCGAATAAAAGATTAAGATTTTCCTTAAATATATTAATCATCGCCCTACACCCAAAACATTAAAAAAATGCGATAACGAATAAATAAATGGGCTTGCAGCAATTAATAAAATTGCCACTCCGATACAAAATCTTAACCAGCCAGATAAATAACCTTCCATTTCCACACCTTCTTTAGGATGTAATTTAAATTTACCTTTGGTAAACTTGTTCATAGGTTCTCACTTATTCTTGGTCAATTTGTGGGAAACAAAAAAGCCCATCGACTGTGAATCGTGGGCTTTTTGCTTTTCTAATGCATTTAATTGGAGTTGTAATGAGCGCCACTACAACAAGTTCATCATTTTTTATTCATTTCATTCAAATACTTCCCATCCAGCGCAAAAATACACTCAACAAAAAGCCCTCGATTTAAGTCACAACCGTACACATCAAAATAGCTTTTGATATCAGCAAGAGTGAGTGAGTCATAAAACCCACCACCCTGCGGAAAAGCAATAAACCGTCGAGCCTTTGAAATTAAATTAAAGGCTTTAATCATGTGATCTGCTGTGAAGCTTGGTTCTAATCGCTCAGGTGGCTTTATGCCGAGCTTTTGGTAGACTTCTGCGGTTTTTTCTTCGCACCATTTGATGTTTCTTTGTTCGTAGTGCTTGATGACTTTCCCACTTCTTCAACAATCTCTTCTTTTTGAAAGTCATGGATCACTTTAGCCTTTTCCATGATGAAGACAATAATTTCAAGTGATTGCTTTGAGCTTGTACAAATCAGCTCTGCATTTTGCGCACTGTATTCGATCGGCTTCTTATCCTTACCGACTAGCCCAACCCACCCTAGCAACAAATGTGAAACAGCTCGGTTAAAACCTAATTTAGCCTTAACCGCTCCTTCATCTGTTACCGCCTTAATACCAGCAAGTTCCTGCTCAGCTTGAATCCCATTGAGTTCAAGTGAGCGCTGAAATGATGGCTTATCAATACTCGCAATGAGTAGTTTCACGCCATCTTTAAAATCAAACCATTCTTGAACGTATTCAATGGACTTCTGTTCTTCAATTTCAATTAACACGATTAAGGCCCCACAACTACAGGAATACGTGTAAGAGTCGGTGCAACATCCGCGACTGTGAACGAGAATTGGGTAGTTAATACATCGCCAGCACCACCACTTGGCAAAGGCGCAGATACTTGAACTTTAGGTAGTTTGAGCGTGTATTTATTACCAGCAGTATCTTTCAATGAATATTCAAGGCCGATCGGCTCATTTAAGAATTGTTTTTCATAAAGCTCTGCAGTGTTTTTGGACCATGCAATTGTAAAGTTACCACTGCCTTTCATAATGGTTTCTAAGATTGCGGCAATGTTATTTTCATAGTCTAAGCACTTCTGAATCTGCATTGTATTATCAATGGTTAGCTCAATCTGAGTAATGCACATTCCTGGTTTCTTTTCACCATCAATAAGGATGTCACCAGTGGATAGACTGGTTAATGGTACTGCATCCACTGCCGGCGTTACGGTACCAGTCGGTGCAACCTCATAAGCTGTGCGCTTCATTCCCATAATTGCGAATTTAGAAGTCACAATGCCACCATCAGGAATTGATAAAGTCCATCGGTTAATGTGGCAACCGGTGAAAACTTGGAAGTTATCGATATCACTAAAGCCACGAATAATCGAAAGCGTTTTTCGAGTTGTGCCACCAAATGTTAAAACGTTGCTATTCCAAGCATTGAAGGCAATTAGCTCTAAGACTTTATCTTGAATGCCATAAGCCCATTCAGATTCAATATCGCCTTGCACTTCAACACCAGTTACCAGAGTGCCGGCTGCAATTCGTGAATCTTTGATTGTTTGTGATTCTGTAGTTTGTGCTGATGCATCTAAACCATTTTTGGTAAATGCAAATGTATTCCAAGTGGTTGCAATCACACCGGGTGATGCTTCAAAACCAACTCGGGTTAATTGTTTAGCTCCAGAACTCATTAAGTTCTCCTTAATTTAGGCATAAAAAAACCTCCTTTAAGGAGGTGGATTGATTTAAGTCTGCTCAACAATGACCAGATTGCTTTGTAATATCGTGCTTATGATCCCAGTTGAATGCATCAACTATTCGACCTGTAGGTTTGCTATCAATTAGACCGCCATCTGGAACTATTGCAGATTCAAGTTGCTCTAACTGATCAAGAGTTTCTATAAGATTGAATAATGGTCTATGAGTAATAATCACTTTACTCTTTGGGAATTTTGCCTCTAATTCAGTTTGCTTTTCATTCAGATCAAATAGATTAGCTTTGGATGCTGCATGAATCACATATTTTTCATCGTCAATTAAAAAATCCACTTCAGCATCATTTTCAAAAGCTTTTCTACATGCGAATATCAAATAGGCATTACCCGTAATCACATTCACGCCATGCACTCCTGCATCACTAATCTCAATTGACCTTTCGCTTGTGGGAAAGCTTGATAACACCGAGCTGTAAAGTCTTGGTAATCAATGGAACTGTTTGCAATGACTTCTACTGCATTGATTTGCTTTGAAAGCATATGCTCACCACCATTTGTAAGCCATTGATGCATTTTCTCACCATCACGTTTATTTGCTCGAAGTTCTGTAACAACCTCTTTAGGCATAATGATTCGATAAATCCATTTATTTGTGATGTCCCCAAAAATTGCAGGACTTCCACCTATATGGTTGTTGAATTTTGTTCCTGTGATCTTTGCCAAGGCTTTGTAATATGAATCAGGAAAACGTTTTTCCCATGTAGTTGCAGTCGGCAACAACATCAGGCGAATCATATCTTGTACAGAAGGTGGCGCTTGATTGGTTCGAATTAGATTGTCAATTTGCAGATCACACCAAACCCCAAAACGAGAATCCAGCCAACGAGCAAAAGGGACTGCCAATTTAGGATGTAACCAAGTACCTTGAGCGTTACCATTTTGACTGGTAACGGTACTTCCACCTCGTTTAGTTTTAATTAGTGATTTTGGCTCACTTATTCCCATGTATTCACAAAGTGCTTGAATATATGATTTCGTTTCAGCAAGGTTGATCCAGTCATTCGCACGCTTTTTGAATTGTTTCGCGGCTTCTGTTGCATTAAACCAACCATTGTTATCAAAGGATTGGTCATAATCTTCATACTTAATTTTTACAATTGCATTCATTGGTATGCTCCGACTACTCATAAAGAAAAAAGCCAACAAGAAGATGCAATGAGTAGTCGAAACGACCATCTTCCTTTCAGGAGCTACCCTAGTTGGCTTGGATGCCATATTTCAGGCATTAAAAAAGCCGAACTATCACAGTTCGGCTTAAAGGTAAAACTTGGTTAAATTATTTAATATTCAATGAACTTGTATAGCGCTCGTATACAAGTCACTAATCAATAACTTCTAACTCTTCAATTTCATGAGTGTAACCCCAATCATCTAATTTCAACTTCAGAACATTAACTATGTACTTTTTTAATTTTTCTTCAGTTGAGAATAGTCCAATAACTTTTCTATTAGTGGACTTGTAACCATCGTAGTCACAAGTTGATAATTTATAGAATTTTCTTGCTTCCATTTAATTCACCCTAAATTCGGCTCTCATTATCTTAGCGTAAAAATTATCATCATCCATATCTTTTGGTGCATGGACTTTATAGACCTCAAGAGAAGAAACACCGAATGATTGAAGAAAATCACGCCATTGATCACACAACTTTGTCATCTCAATGGTTCCAGTGTTCTTTGGTGCAAAACATTGGATTGAAATAGTACCTATATCTCGAATACAGGGTTCATTTCCAATACCTGCAATCAAACTATCTCCATATTGAATATAGACCTTGCACCAAAGTTTATTTGATGGTGGATCAAACGGCTTACCATCTGGCGTTTTCTGATTCTCAATCCGAAGATTTGTTTTTTCCACACCAGTAAATTGACCAATACGCTTGTATATCGCCAATTCAGCCTCTGATAAAGTCATCATTTATATCTACTCGTAACTGACTGGAATGTGATGGAATAAATACCTAAAGGTGCTTGCCCAGAATGTCCATTCTCTAGAGCAACTGCATAGGGTAAATTATTACTAATAAAAACTCGCATACCTATTTGGATGCTTAGTACTTTAGCCATTCCATCTGCTATGGTAGTAGAACCTGATTTATCAATTTTTTGAAAGTCTTTGGTGTAATCCACACTGCCAATTGAAACTCGATTGTTGCCTCTAAAAGCCCCTGTATCAACGGGACTTCTAAGGATCACGCCTTGAAGCATTGCTGCTGTGATTTTTCTTTGTAGTTCTGAGCCATCACGTAATACTTGGAGTGAGAATTGTGATGGTCTTAATCCGTTCCAGCTCATAAGTTTCACCCATTAAAAAACCCACCAGGGTGGGTTTTTTGCTTAATTGCTTTTTAGCCAAGCCCTATAAACACACCAGAACCTTGAAATGTGTTTCTGGAAAATGAAGAGCCGCTAATATTTAATCCATCTTGGTTGCCAGTAATATTTAAACCCAGAGGCCTTAAGTCTAAAAAAGAAATCACAGCAGAGTCTATACCTGTTTTTTTGACTCTTAATATTTTTTTACCAACATTAAATACCTCAATTACACCCTCTTCTGGCTTATTAACCTCAACCCCTTTTACTGTCGGTACATTTCTATCAACCAATAATATTAATTCTTTTGTGGATACATTTTTCACTGCTTGGATCCAGATTACAGGACTAGGGCCATTTCCCACCAACAAAGGCAAGCCTTCACCTAAGGAGAATGGGAAACCACCACCTAAAACTTTATTACTACAAATAGTTAGCGTCTGGAATGCCTTGTAGTCTGAAGGAATATTTTTAAGACTATACATTAGTTATCCTTTGCTTTAACAATTGATCTGGATGGTGGATTTTTAGCGAAGTGCTCTTCTATTTCCTTGAATAACTCTTTCTTAGGATTAGGCAGCATTAAGCCAATACAATAGCAAATAATTGCTATTCCTATAGCCCCAAAACCAGCAATTACCTCATATGACTCGATTTTTGCTGTATAACCTAACTGTTGCGCAATGTAGCGCCCTATACTAGTAAGCAACAAGCCAAAACCTATAAAAAATATACTGCTTGATAATAAGTCAAATTTTCTAACGGGGCTTTTTAAGTTATAAAAGTCCATAACCGTAAGATGAAAGTCCGGTTGCGAAGTCAAGCTATAACCAGTCCCCATCAAAGCGTTATTAACCTTTAATGTGACTTCTACTGTCTGGTTTTCTAATCCTGAATTTTCCACACTTGATTCACACAAATATGAGTAGATCTGATTATATTCATATTTATTTAATAATAAACATTAAATTCACATCTTTCTAATCTGACAAACCCAAATACTTTCACTCGGATCCTCAGCAACATTTAAAACTTTAAATCTACCTTTAGAAGTTACCCAAACATCATCAATCTGAGGCACACCAGTTACTTCATTTTGAAGCACAGTAGCTTTTACATCTTCAACTTGATAATCAATAGGCTTTACCAAATCTCGCTTATATGAGCCAAATACACCACGTCCAGAGTATTGCTCAACGGTCACAGTAGGATAAGTTTGTGTTTCAAAGTTGAAATCACCTGATTGGATTTCTTTGGAGCAAGTGAAAGTTGTGATGGCATCAGCTAAATCAGTATCAAATGCCTCTCCAATGTCGGCTTGTAGTTCATTTCTCAATCCCATTCAAACTCTCGCTTTCCTCAAACATAGCAAACAAATCTTGAGCGATACGCTGAATTGAATATGCCTCAAACTCAGTGCTTGGCTTTTTCTCACCCATTAGCTTTCTGATTCGCTGCCAAATATGAACCGCTTCATGTAGTAAAAGCCCATGAACTTCAATCAGTGTTCTTTCGCTGCAATCGCCCAATTGAACAATGCAATGCTTACCTTTGTCGTAATAATCAACCTGAGCACCAGCACCCAAATGCATAAATTCTTGTGTATCAGTTACATCATCAAACAGTAGATCGAACTGATCTTGATTGCGAACAAGTGTGTATTTTGAATGATCAAAAGGTGAAATATGCCATTCTGGAACGTAGTTGTTATTCATCACAATTTCCTTACCATTTGAACTCGAGACTTTTTGGTATAAGGCTTAATCAAATCCCAAATGTATTGCTCAACTGCATTAATGGATTTGGAGCCATCTTGGTATACCTTTTCACTTTCAACACTGTCAGCTTTGACTCGTTTGGATTTAAGATCTTGGTCTTTATCGATATAGAGTTTTTTATCAATGATGCCTTTAATGATTTCAAAAGATGCATCTTTTAAATCTTGTGGCGCATCTTTAACATTTTCATAATCTTTAACATTGCGAGCGATTAAATATGCTCGACTTTTCTTAAGAAGTTGAGCCTTGTCACTTTCACTTTGGCTGGTCCAAGTATCCCCAAGCGCTTGCTCAACTTCTGATTCAGTGACAAAACTCATGACTCACCTACTTTGCTTTGGTTGTTTTCGGTTTTTCTTCATCCGTTTTATCGGCGTTTGCTTCCAATTCGGTGATACGGGCTTTCATTGCTTCAATGTTATTTTGGAATGCAATAAATTCACCTTTTGATGTTTTAAGCTGGTCTAAAGCTTCATCACGTTCTGCAACCACTTTTTCACACTCAGCTTTTGCTTCATCAACAACTGCTTGTAATTCAGGCGTGATGCCTACATTAACTTGAACTGATAGAGCCTGAGCATTTAAGAACGCATAGGCTTGTTTTACTGCTTCAGCATTTGGGAATTCATCATCGACTTCAACTGAAGTTGCGGCAGAGATAACACCTAGATATGAAGTCCGGTAGCAAACATTTGGCTGCTGATTTTCAGGAATTGTATTTGTATAAATTACTTTCACTTTGTTCTCCAAAACAAAGGCGACCGAAGCCGCCAAGTTTATTAAGGTGTACCTGAGATTACCGCAGCAAAAGGCACAAGTTTACGATCAAACACACGCTCCCAATTCGCAGCATTTGCATATTGAGCAATTGTTGGAGTTTTATTTGGATCTTCCTCGCCTTTCCATGAGAACCCAGCAGGCTGTAAGATGTAAGTCTTACGCTCTACGATGATTTCAGAACCACCACCATTACCACCTAAGGCATCACGCTGTACTTCGACTGGATTTGTTGGTGTACCTTCACCATAACCGAAGGCACCCGTACCAAAGAACATTGAAAGATACTGTTTAGTACCATAAGTAAGACCATCATCCATAAAGATTGGCTTACCAAGGTAAGTAGTTAAGATGATGTTGCCTTGAGAGTCTTTCACATACTCGATCAGGTCTTTTTGCACCATCTGCTTCATTACAACAGAATGCACGCCAATTGCAGCAAACTGATCAGCAGCATCACCAGCGGTAAATGCTGCATCTTGCATTGCTGTCGCGGTCATCGCTGCGCCAGCATCAATAACCATATCGCCTGAATTATTGGCAAGGTTAGATGCAATCACACCACGTGCAGCACCTAACAAATAACGCTGCCATTGACGCTCCCAATACTTCCCATAACGGTTGCGAATGTGTTGCATTGGTTCGCTGTTGGCAAGCTCAGTCGTTAAATCTGACACGCCATAAGGTTTGTTCAAATAAAGAGTACGCGCTTGCATCTTGCCTTGCGACGCTTTACCCACTTTACCTTTTTGATCTGGATCGTCTGTAGAGACGTTTGCTTCTTCACTGGCATCAAGATCCTGCCAGTAAGAAATCGTTGAAGTGCCTTGACCATTATTTGCAATATCACTCAAAGCTGGGTTTTTAGTAACGATTCCTGACTGATAAACTGCCGTTTTTTCAGGTGAGTTCACTGGATCTAATGTTTGGTAGTAATCCCCAACAAAAATATCCGCAATACGAGTAGCTGGCATAAATTAGTTTTCCTTAGTTTTTAATAACTGTTGAAATGCGTTTGGATTTTCACGAGCAATTGCTGCTCGTTCTGATTCTGTATAGTCAGACCATTTTTTAGTTGATGTTCCTGAACCTGGTGCACCAGAGCCTTGTGCTTTAGGGAAGAAATAAGACTTGGTTTCACGCAGACTTTCGACCCATTCTTTAGGGCTCAATGGTGTTGTGCCATCTTTCCCAATGATTGTTTCGCCATTGGCATCGATCATCACAGCATTGCCTTTTTCATCTAAAGCAAATTGTGATAAAGCTAAAGCCGTAACATCGTCTGTCGCTTCTGATAAACCACCAACACCACTGAACGCTTGAGCGATCTGACCTTTCACTACTGACTGTTTAAACTGGTTTGCATATGCTTCCGCTTTATTTGCCCGCTCAGTTTCAGCCTGTAGTTGTTTGTCATGGTCCTGCTTCATTTTTTCTGTACGCTTTTGAATGACTTCATCAATCTTGCCCTCGGCAATCAGTTTTGATTCTTCATCCATATTGGCTTTTGAAAGAAGGTCTTTAACTGCTGTTAAATCCACCCCTTCCAACTGCTTTTTAATGCCTGAAAGTTCAGTGTTTAAGTCTTTGTTCTTACCAAGAAGTTCATCATTTTTTGCCTTCAAGCCTTTGACCTGTTCATCTACGGCATTTTTGATTGCTTCTTGAATTTCAGGGTTGTTTAAATCAACTTTATTGTCATCTGACATTGTCTATTCCTCGAATAACCGCCTTGCGGATTTGTGAACCTGAGCTTTGCGCAGGCAATAAAAAAGCACCTTGGTAGGTGCTGTGATTTGAATCTTTATTTAAAACGTTTGTCGAAAATCATCTTCAAAGCGTATTCCAGTCGATCCCCATGCTTCAAAAGTAGCAATGAGCTTTGCTGGGGCATCTGCTGAACTCTCAATCTTAATATCAATCAATCCGCTTAGTGGCTGCCCTGTTTCCTCATCACAAAGAGTGAGTTTATGTTTGAATTTTGGATGACGCTTTACAACCAACATTCGCTTGCAATTCTTATCACCGCTCATAACCCCAACTCCTTAAACGTTTGTTCATCTAGTACTTTTAATTCTTTCAAAGTAAAAGGCTTGCCATTTAAAGGGTCAACAAACTTATCGATTAGATATCCGCCTTCAGAATAAAGCTTGTATTTTGATGGACCTAACCATTCTTTTTGAAAAGACTCATCTTGCCGATCAAACCACTCTTTATAGGTCGTATTAGCATCAACTTGACCTATCTTGCCATCACGCTGATCTTTAGGAATATCCTTAATCGCTCGATTATCTGCCACAAATGGTCTTAATCCAGCAACCTTCCCATCGGCATCTACGCCAAGCAAAGTTGATCTACAATGGGGATGCAATGGTGGATGCCTGATATTTGGATCACCCTTTTGCCATGTTGTTTGATCTAAAGACGCGCACAGTAATGAAGTTCTACCATCAAGCACACTAAAGAACTTGTAGAAATCAAATCCCAAAGCATCCCAAGTAGACAAATAAGATTGATTTGACACATGACTTCGCGCGGTCCTAACCACCCGATCCACATCTTTAAACGATTGATCGATCAAACCATCAAAATGAACTTTCTTTCCATCAATCGTTTTGTCATAACCTCGAATTCGTTTAATGATTTCATAATTAGTTTGACCAGAATTAATTCCATCTCGAATCGTATATTCAACTTTTTGGCGCGCTATAGTGGCAATATTCTCAAGCAAACTATCTACCAAAGCACCACCAGTTAAAGGTTTGTGCCTGATCTTTGTATACAGTTTTTTGCCATCAGGCTCTTTAATTGGATTATTTAGCGCCTTTGATAACCACATTGACTCGTAAACAGCGAATGCCGTTGCTGTTACTGCAAAAGTTTCAGGCAACGCAACACTTAAGTTTAAGAACCATTCATTAATAAGGCTGCGCACTTCTTTGAGCTTTGGTGTCGTGTATTGCGCACCAGATAAGGCTATTTTCTCTTGATCGCTTAATTCATCCAGCAAATCACGAAGTTTCACAACCATTTCATTAGTTTGATTGCTAAAAACCTGCCACATCTCATTAACAGTTTGACTCGATGCCCGGTGCAAATAAGTTTGATGCTGTATAAATGCATTTAGAAACGCTTGCTCTTGAATCGAGTTATTCATGGTCTAACCCATATTTAATGTGCCTTCAGTTTCTTGTTCAACCTTAAGCAATTCTTCTTGGTACCCACCTTCAGGAAGTTTGCCAGTAGCAATGTAATCCCAGTAAGTTGAGAATGAATTTTTTCCCGCCAATGCGCCTTCATAAAGTTGCCTAGCCAAATTGATATCATAAGATTGATTTGAGAATTCAGCTTTTACCGTGAACACATAATCATTAGGATTTAGCCCAAGCCATTGCGCTGCATATTTTAATGCCTGCTCAATACCTTCAGCAGCACAAGTCACAATACTGTGTAAACTTGCGTGCTGATCATCTTGTCTTGCTCGACGTGCTTCACCTGATTCTTGAGTATTGGTGTCAATAACCTTTGCACCAGCTTCTAATGCAGCATTCTTTTGAGAATCCATTTCAGCTTTGGTTTTATCAATTCCTACGCCTTGAATCTCCAAATATCCGCATTCAGCACCCTGAGGTAAATCCCAAACTGCCATTACACCAGTAACACTGATTTCGTCATCATTGGACAAGCCACTAATCCATGGTTGAGGATGAGCCGTATGATGCAGTGATTGAAAATAATCCGCTGATAACTGGTAATACTTGATCGCAGCCTTTGCCATCGATAACAATGGAATTGATCCAACATTGGGCGAATTATTCGTTGCACCGATAAAAACAAAAGTAATGAAACCTAGATTTTTATCACCAATTTTCGGTGTCTTTTCTTCAGTTTTACCACCATCATGCAGGAACACTTCAAAAGTACCATCGTTCAATTCTAAAGAGCGCTGAACTGTCTTTGTGCTATGGCTGAACTTATCTTCACCTGAACTATGTTGTTCTTCTAAAACAACCAAAGTGGTGTCCTTTCGACCACCAACACTGTTTTCCTTCCAGTTGATGATAGACAGTGCGTCATACAGAGCAAAATAAGGTTTTCCATCACCATCTACATCGATGTAAAGCCCACAACGGCCAAATTCAATAATCTGCTCAACTATTCGAATGAATAACTGCTTTAATCCGAATCCATCATTTGTTGCATTTTCTTCTAAATGCTTCATCAAATTGCTTTTGATTTGAATTTCAGGAGTAAGTTTAGAAACTAAACCAATCATAGTTCGCAATGAATCTTGGACCCATAATGGATATTGAGCACGTTGCAAATATCCAGCGTAAATCTCTTTACCTAATGGACTTTGTTTTTCAGCTTCGATTTGACCTGCTGATTTTGGTAGATACTTGGTTGTAGCTTCTTTTATGGTTTCTTCGCCAGCAACAGAGCTTGAATCTCGCATCAGTTGCCAACTCTTTTTGACCGCTGCGTACTGCGGATGTTGATCTGTCACTGCCATATTAATACCAATAAAAAAAGCACCCGAAGGTGCATACTATTTAAGCCATCCCTCGAATTCTTCGAGTTTTGACTTTTCTTTCTCGCTTATTCATCGCTACACCAAACATGCGGAATGCATCAGCACCATGAGAGGTATGATCATGCAGAGGTTTATCTTTCCAACACCCTTTTTTGTCATCCCACTCTTTACGATAGTTTTCTAAATGAGAAATACCTTCTTCACACTTGGTTTCATCAAACTCACAGTATTTAAGGATCTCACGAGTCTGTTCTATACCATCCATCACACCTATGCTTTCAACCACTTCAAATCGAACGGAATAGATTTCACCATCGATTTCATAACCTTCTTTAGCGATATCTAGACGAGATTTAGCATCACCTGTTAAAGAACGGTTTTTGATGTCGTGTGGTGCGTAGTGTTTTGAATATGTGTAGCCTCTATCTTTCAACACTTTAAAGTAATGTCTTAAGCCTTCACCCGAGTTCTCGTAGTAATCAATGACTTGATAACATTCATCAGATATTTTCCTGATAAACCAAATTGCCATTGAGTCTGAAACGCCTAAATCCCAAAAGGTCATTACTGGCAAATGATCATTACTTGGTAACTCACCAACTCGACCATTTGCATATAAGAATTTAAATTGCTTCTTGTAATATGCGCCTTCAACTGATTGCTGAAATGCCTCAGATGGAATGCTTGGATATTCTCGCTTGATGTCATCACCCAAAGTCTTTTCTTTGGATGCATACCATGACTGTTGTTCAGGTGTGGTATTTATTTTGTATTTTGCCTTTAACTCAGCAAAATAGTCTTTTAAACGCTGCGGTATTTCTCCAGCAACTGGTAAGGCATATTCACCATTTTTCCACCAAGAGAAGAAAAAGAATTTCCAGTCCAAGATTCCTAATGTTCTGCCTTGTAATTGAAGCTTTTCAGCTTCTTGGCAGTAATCATAAAAATAACCAGCCTTACCCTCAGCTGTTGATTCAAGTGTGATTTTTCCATCAACACTTACAGCTTCAAACGCACCAGTGACAATTTCACGCGCTTTATCTGGATATTTGGCACAAATTTTACCAAACTCAGAAATATGCAGTCGTTTTAATGTACCACCACGAAATGAAGTACTTACTGTAACTGAACCACCTTTCTTAAATACTAGCTCTTCTTTTGTTTCGATAAGAAGTGGATTTGCAGCTCTTAAAGGGTGAGGTAATTTCTCATAAGCATATTTAACTTTCTCACGAAACAAGCGCTTAGCATCATGTAAGGTATGTGCAATCAATGCACATTTATCGGACATGAATAAAGCAGCATCTAATTGAATAATACAAACTTCTGTTGTGAATCCAAGCTGCCTTGCTTTTAAAATAATGTTTCTTGACCACTCGTTTTCAAAGTATTCAAGTTGTTCAAGAGTCATCTTGAATTTGACTTGTTTACCTTTTTTATCAGTAATGTAGTAGAGGTTATTTAATCGCCAGTGCTGATCAACAAGTTTTGCTCTATGCTCAGGTTTAAGCATATGCCCTCCTTATTAATCCCCTTTGCTTAATTCATCCATCAAATCGGAAAGAGATTGAATTTCTATAGTGCCTGAATGTTCTATCTTTCCTGCAAACATACCAATATGTTGACCAACCAGCTTTAAAGCAGCCATTTGATCATTCATTTTGATTTCAATGCCTTCTTTGGTCTGCTTTGCACCTGCATACAATAATTGAGCTGACTCACTTAAAGTTGACGTGTCTTCAATGTGCAAATAACCTTTACCTTCGCCATCACATGACGGGCATTCGGGATGAGGTGGTTTAGTTCTGCGAAATCCATAACCACCAACATCAGTTGGATAGTTACAACGATAATCTGGATCTTCTTTTTGAATTTCTCTCTCTTCAGCTATCGTTTGTTGTAAAGCATTTTCAAATTCTGCTTCATCACGCCACTGGTATTGATGGTCTTCACCCCAACAAAAACGGCAATTTATTAATTTGTGTTTTACCAGTTCACGCGGGTCAGCTGTAGCAACTGCCCAAAGCCGAGATAAAACATCAACCTGCTCAATATGTAATTCTTTTGCACGTTCACCTTTAAGAAAGTTGATGCGATCCTGCATATCAGGATTACTCCAAGCTCTCCAAGAGGTACTCTTATCCGCATACCCTGCCAATTCACCAGCCTTGGCAATGTTTAAGCACTTTAAGTATTCTTGTGCTAACCGTTCGCGACGGTCATCATTTAATGGCTCACTCCCTTTCGGAAGCTCTATATCTTCCATAAAGGAATCTCCAATAAAAAACCTCCCGAAGGAGGTTTAGTTATTAACCAACTAACTGCTTACGAAAGGATTTATGGATCATCTCTTTTATGTCATCTTCTAAGTTGGCTTCAAATATAAGAATAATACTTGCAGATTCAAATTCAAAAGACGACTTATCATATTCTTGACCAGATAGATAAAGTTCTAGATTCCCGCTATTACTTATATCTGAGAATCCAAATTTATCTCCACAAATATTTACTAA